CAAATATGAACATCAAGGAAACGAAGAAGAGTATAATCCAGGCTGGGCACAAAGCAGTTGAGGAACTTATAAAGGTTGCTAAAGAAGCTATTGTGGATTCAGACGATGATATATCAGCTGATAGACTTAAGAATGCGGCAGCTACAAAAAAGCTAGCAATTTTTGATGCTTTCGAAATACTTAACCGCATTGAGGAAGAAGAAAGAATACTAGATAACAAACCAAAAAAAGAAATTGAAATATCTTCATTTGGTGGTTTTGCTGAAAATAGATCTAAATAATGTACGAGCAAACGCTATATAAAATTATACAGCCTATAAAGCTTACAACAATATCTAGACTTAATAAAGGCAAAAAGTGGGAATACGGTTATAGCAAAGAGCACGATGTAGTTGTTATTAGTAAGACTGGTCAAATAGGCGAAATATACGAGATACAAAATCTTAAAATAGCTTTACCAAAAACACCAGGAAAACTCAGCAAAGCTACAGATAAATGGACGCCTGAAGAATATCCTAAGCAATTAAAAGGTATTAAAAGTATTTTTGATTGGAGAGAATATCCAGAAGGATTTAAACAAACCTGGGGGAAATATATAGATGAAAATTTCAATAAAAGAGAATACGGTCACTGGTTCAATAATAAGGGTGTGGATACTTACATTACTGGTACTCACTTTATGTACCTGCAATGGTCCAAGATTGATGTTGGGCAACCAGATTTTAGGGAGTCAAACAGATTATTCTACATATTCTGGGAAGCTTGCAAAGCAGACAAAAGATGCTACGGTATGTCTTACCTCAAGAATAGACGTAGTGGATTCTCATTCATGGCTTCTGGGGAAACAGTTAATATGGCCACAATATCAAGTGACTCAAGATTTGGTATATTATCCAAGTCTGGTTCTGATGCAAAGAAAATGTTTACCGACAAAGTCGTACCCATTAGTGTTAACTTCCCGTTTTTCTTTAAACCAATACAAGACGGTATGGACAGACCCAAAACCGAACTTGCCTACCGTGTACCCGCTTCTAAATTTACACGTAGAAAACTTGACAGCAATGAGGGAAGAGAAATACTCGCTGGCTTGGACACAACAATTGATTGGAAAAACACAGGAGACAATGCTTACGATGGAGAAAAACTTAAGCTACTTGTCCACGATGAAAGTGGTAAATGGGAAAGACCAAATAATATCCTCAACAATTGGAGGGTTACTAAAACAACCTTAAGGCTAGGATCCAGAATTATTGGAAAGTGTATGATGGGATCAACATCAAATGCTTTGGATAAGGGAGGAGATAACTTTAAGAAATTATATAATAACTCTGATGTTACGAAAAGAAACGCCAATGGACAGACTCGCTCAGGACTCTATTCTTTGTTCATACCTATGGAATGGAACTACGAGGGATTCATTGATTCTTATGGCTTACCTGTATTCAACACACCAAAATCAGAAACTGTTGGCCCTCAAGGGGATCAAATAGATGTAGGTGTAATAGAGCATTGGAATAATGAAGTTGAGGGATTAAAAGGAGATCAAGATGCTTTAAATGAATTTTACAGACAATTCCCAAGAACGGAAGAGCACGCGTTTAGAGACGAAACAAAAAATAGTATATTTAATTTAGCAAAAATATACGAACAAATAGATTACAACGAAGACTTAGGCAATAGCAATGTTTTAACAAGAGGTAGTTTCCAATGGGAACATGGGGTAAAAGATTCTAAAGTAATGTTTTCGCCAAATCCAAATGGAAGATTTCTTATAAGCTGGATACCTGGTTACAATATACAAAATAGGCAAATATCTAAAAATGGTATTAAATGGCCCGGTAATGAGCACATGGGAGCATTCGGTTGTGATAGTTATGATATATCAGGAACAACAGATGGAAGGGGATCTAAAGGAGCTTTACACGGTTTAACTAAGTTTAGCATGGAAGATGCTCCACCAAGTACTTTTTTTCTTGAATATGTTGCAAGACCACAAACAGCAGAAATGTTTTTTGAAGACGTGTTAATGGCTTGTGTATTTTATGGCATGCCTCTACTTTGTGAAAATAACAAACCTAGACTTTTATATTATTTTAAAAGAAGAGGCTATCGCGGGTACTCAATGAATAGGCCAGATAAGCTTTGGAACAAGTTGTCGGTAACAGAAAAAGAAATTGGTGGAATACCAAACTCAAGTGAGGATATAAAGCAAGCTCACGCGGCGGCTATTGAAATGTATATAGATAGGCACGTTGGTTTAAATGAAGAGGGCCAGTATGGCACAATGTATTTTAACGAAACACTAAATGATTGGTCTAAGTTTGATATAAATAATAGGACAAAATTTGATGCTGCTATTAGTTCTGGTTTAGCTATAATGGCTTGTAACAAAGATTTATATAGACCAAGTAATAAAATACAAAGGCAAGTTGTTAATTTAAGATTTGCAAAATACTCTCACGAGGGTACGGCATCAAAAATAATAAAAAAATAATATGGCGAATAGCGTAACAAATAGTTTTTTCCCTAGCCAGGTGGTAAGTGATCAGGAGAAAGTTTCTCAAGATTATGGATTGAGAGTTGGTAGAGCGATTCAAAATGAATGGTTCAGCAGCAACTCAGGTGTAACTCGCTTTAGAAGTAATCAAAATTCTTTTCATACGTTAAGGTTATATTCAAGAGGTGAACAGCCTGTACAGAAATATAAAGATGAACTTTCTATAAATGGTGATTTATCTTATTTAAACTTAGACTGGAAGCCAGTCCCAATATTATCAAAGTTTGTTGATATAGTTGTTAATGGCATTGCTGATAGATCTTTTGATATTACTACTTATTCGCAAGATCCGTATGGAGTAAGCAAAAGAACTGCTTATATGGAATCTATTATAAGAGATAAGCAAACAGAGGAATTAAATAACTTTGCTAAAGAAAATTTTGGTATTAACCTTTTTGAAAATCCACCTGAAACTTTACCAGATTCACAGGAAGAGCTTGATATACACATGCAGCTTACTTACAAGCAAGGTATAGAAATAGCCGAAGAAACAGCGCTTAACACACTGTTAGACGAAAATAGATACGATTTAACAAAAAGAAGAACTTACTTAGATTTAGTAACATTAGGTATTGGGTGTGTAAAAAATAACTTTTCAGAATCAGAGGGAGTAACCGTTGACTATGTTGATCCAGCCTATTTAGTATACTCTTATACGGAGGACCCTTACTTCCAGGACATATATTACGCTGGGGAGGTTAGGTTTGTACCAATAAATGAAATTAAAAAACAATTCCCCGAATTAACTCAAGACCAGCTAGAAAGAATACAACAGCAAGGAACACAAAATTACGGCGTATTTGATCAAAGTGTAAGCAATCAATATAACAACAATAGGGACTCAAACGTTATACAGGTTTTATACTTTAATTATAAAACGTATATGAATGAGGTATACAAGGTCAAAGAAACCGCAACAGGAGCGAGTAAAATAATAGTGCGAAATGACCAATTTGATCCGCCAGTAGAAATGTTTGAAGAGCAGTTTGGCAAGATGTCAAGATCTCTTGAGGTGCTTTATGAAGGCGTTATGATTGTTGGTACAGATATAATGCTTAAGTGGGAAATGGCAAAGAATATGATGCGCCCTAAAAGTGATGTATCTAAAGTTAAAATGAATTACGCTATTACCGCCCCTAGAATGTATAAGGGCAGAATAGAATCATTGGTAAGTAAGTGTACAGGGTTTGCTGATATGGTGCAATTGACGCATTTGAAATTACAGCAAGTGCTACAAAGAATGATACCTGACGGTGTTTATTTAGATGCCGATGGTATTAATGAGGTAGATTTAGGCAACGGAACAAACTACAATCCCCAAGAAGCATTAAATATGTTTTTTCAAACGGGTTCTATAATAGGTAGATCATTTACGCAGGAAGGCGATATGAATCCTGGTAAAGTGCCTATACAAGAAGTGCCCACTGGAAGTGGTGGCGCAAAATTGCAAACATTAATTGCAACCTACAACTACTATCTACAAATGATAAGGGATGTAACCGGTCTAAACGAAGCAAGAGATGGATCTACACCGGACTCTAGAGCATTAGTAGGGGTGCAAAAGCTAGCCGCGGCAAACTCAAATACTGCGACTAGACACATACTTGATTCAGGATTGTATTTAACAAGAGAGCTTTGCGAATGCTTATCTTTAAGAATATCGGATATAATAGAGTACCATCCGGCCAAGGAAGCTTTTATAACTAAGATAGGTAAATTTAACGTAGGCGTTTTAGAAGAAATGTCTAATTTATATATGCATGACTTTGGAATAATGTTAGAATTAATGCCTGACGAGGAAGAAAAAGCTACTTTAG